GTCCAAATAAAAAACCTTTTATTTTTTTAAATGACTTACAACTCATCCATATCTTCCATTAATTTATGGTATTCTACTAAATCATCAGAATCCTCTAATCTAATCATATTAATGTAGGAATTGACCATTGTCACAACACAGCTTTGTTCATCTTTAGGGTTTTCTGCTTCTGAAGGTTGGGCAGCTACTTCGCAGAACTTAAGAACCTTGTGACTTGGTGGTCGTTCCAACTCTTCTTGAATCCTCTTATAGTTTTTAAAAGCACTTTCTAACCATGAATAGTTGATATATTCTTCAAAATGCAACACAAATTCTAAGTAGTTATGATTCTCATAAAGGTTATCAATCATAGAATTGAAGGCTTCTACACAGCAAGATTCAGTTGGCTTATGGGAATGTCTATCCACAACATACTTTTGTATCCTGGCCATGTTTTCCAAAAATTGGTTTTTCTTTTTCCTTGAGTAATAATTAACCAACTGATCATCGACATTATAAAAGAATTTTGCTGGTTTACTTTTGATATACTCACTTAACATATCAACTGGCATTTCCTTTCTCTTGGGTAAAAAGTTGTTATAGAGCTTCTCATATAATGGTAAGTCATGATACCATGCTTTATCACCTAGTTTAATAGCGGATTTGTATAAATTTTTAGGTAATCCAGTTTTGAATAATTTTGCATAAGAAAGTGAAACATTAATTGATTCTACTACTTTATAAAAGGGTCTACAAATCTTTGTACCATGATTATGGCAATAATATACCTCAGTGGAGCAAGGTTTAATCTTATTTATATCTGTGGTTATGGCACAATACTTCAAAGTCAAACCGTTGCCCCAATTTCCAATAAAGTCTTTGGGTTGAAATACTTTATAAAATGCAATGTTAATATTATCATCTGAATATTCCGTAGTAGTGTGACATAGAACATCATCACCGGATGCATGTGGAACTATATCAATTCCGCTATTATAACGAACATACAATACATTAATAATCATTACAAAAGTGTTGAGCGTTGAGGTAAAAGCGGAACCGGACGGTAATTTATCCTTAATAAAAATATCCCATAAAGGTACATGTTCCTTACCATTTTGAAAAGCAAACTTAATCTGCCTGTAATCAGCACAATGCACTTTATAGAACTCTTCTATTGTCGTATACTTTTGAATTTCATCAGGACATAGTTCGATTATGTCATTTATAAATGATTTCCAGAGTTTACGAGTTCCCTCAGTATGGGACTGGTCAAACCCACTTAAATCTAATGTAACCCATTTGTTATAACCAAGACTCATCATATTATCAATATAATTTTCTTTATAATCATAAGATCGGCCTACAGCGAACATACCACCAAAGACTTTATCCATTATTACTTCAATACTTTTAGTTGCATTTCCTGCTACATACTTATGGTAACCGCTCGGATTACAGATCATCCTGAATTTGTCACCTTTGTGTTGAAACTCCTCTTTTCCGAAAGCACTGTATGATAAGTCTCGTTCAGACTCTGGTACGGGTTGTCCTTTGCGTGCATATTCTAAAAACTTTTTAACCTCCTTTTGCTTGCTCCTTTCTGTTATTGAATTAAACCACGCTTCTTTATTGATTTTAAAATATTTAACAATTGCATCCCTGATCTGAGACCGCCAGAATTTATTATAGTACTGAAATATCTCTTCATTGACCTTTGGATCTTCTGATGGCAATTTGTTGAGAACCCTCCTTGTACAAAAGGCGAGATTTCTTGGGCATTGTTGATAATATATCCATTCATCCACATTTGAACCATCAACGTTATTAAGCATAACACCACGACATTCTTTACAGGTGCAAGGTAGTTTTTGGGTCATTTCTTCGTATGAACAACCAATATCGAATTGAAGATCCTCACAAAATTTGTGGTATCGGATAATATCATTACCAACATCTAATTGGTGTTCACATGGAAAACTTTCATAATTCTTTTCATCAATACAATATTTTTTTAAACCACCTTGACGTTGAGTGAGATCATTGAGACAACCGAAACAATCCTGATATCCCTCTATATTTTCAATAGAATAGTGACCGCCCCAACAGTGGATCTTGGCATATAATTTGTCGTTGGGATCGGAAGTTATTACATTATAGAAAAGCTCATCCTTATAATGAATAATAAACACAACATTGAGCTGCATACTAACAACGAAATCGACTGCATCATCATAGAGGGTACCCCCCGCTGAATAATCCCATATGTGTGTGAGTACACGCCTGACTTCAGGATCTTTGGTTCGTTCATTAACCCATTTACGAAGACATTGGTCCCATTCTTCAAAAGTGAAACCTTTGATTTTCATATATTGGACCATTAGAGATATCCAAAAGCAACAATTTAAATAATCTCTGGTATTGGTATCATCCAACATTTTATAAAAGACTGGATTATATGAACGATAATTAACAACAGGAGGGTGTAGTTGATATATCTCTTTTAAGAAACGAAGGTCATCATCTAGAACCTCAGGATTATACTTTTGAATCTTTCCTTTCTGTACGGAGAGTTTTTTAGCCGCTTTCTTTTGTTTTAATTGCTCTTTTTCCTTCTCTTTTGCTTCGTGATAACCTGGTGGGGCTCTCTTCTTCTTTTTATATTCAATCTTTTCTGGTAAACTGTCCATTATATTTTTATATCTAATTATTTCAGGGGCTTCTATTTGATCATAAATATTTTTTAATTTCAGTACTACATCATTCTTAAGTCTTAATAAGGTGTGGATAATTGGTGGAGGTGGTAGTTTTACTATTAAATCTCCCTTTACACTGCACTTCCTTTGAATGTCTCCCTTTACAACAAATAGATAGTAGTTATTTGGATACTTGGAAATTAAATCGACTTTGAGAACCTTATTCCTATACACTAAAGGACCTGATACTCCATCTTTTGAATCTTTAAGAAATGTTGTAATATCACCCATGCTCTTAATATCGACATTCTTTTTGAAAAACTCATACCATGGGCGTTCATCATCGATCTTATAGGTTCCTTTCTGAATACTATCTATAAGCTTGTAATTTTTATTGGTTGTTATAGACGCAAAACCTAACTCTAAAACAGTGACCTCTTCCAAAACAGCCTCAAGGACACCTAAAAAACTAATAGGATTTGAATTTTTGCCTGAAGTTCGAACGAAAGAACAGAAACTAGCCCTTAACTTTTTAGGGT